GTTAGATTATTTTAAAGACCAAGACCAACAACTTAATAAACGTTTTGAAGAGCTTGAACGCCTTGGATTTAAAAAAGGTGGGTTTGGTAAAATAGGAAGAAGAGGTTTTTTAAAACTAGCCGCAGGTATCGCCGCGATTATTGGCGGGATACGAGGCGGTGTAAAACAATTAAAAACCCCTATAGCAAAAAAAGTTTTAAAAGATGCACCCACAGGAACACCTGACTGGTTTGCACCACTTGTAGAAAAAATTGCAAAAGAGGGAATTGATGTTCCAGGTGTAAATGTTAAAACGACAACAACAAGAGAAACGGTTAAAAAATTAGAAGTTCCCAACCCAGAATCAGATGGTGCTATAACTGATAAATATTATTTATTTGAAAATCCAGATACGGGTGAAATAAGAATTGACATTGATTCACCAGGTTTAGGTGCAAACGATGGAGAGTTTTCATTATACTTTAGACCGGATCGAATAGAGGGTATTACCGATGATGGAATTCCAATGCGTAGTGATGGAGAGTTTTTTGTAACAGAAGATCGAGTGGTTGGAAGAGCATCTAGTCCAGATGATTATGATATTGATCTAGAACCCTTTGATACAGATTTAGAAGGTTCAGCAAGCAACTGGCATAAGGTTGAAGAATTTGCAACAGGTAAGACAGATAAAAAAGCTCAAGCTAAACAATTAGAAAAAAAAGAACGTATTGAGGCATTTCCTCATGAAGATTTAACTGATCGTTATGGAGACTATGATCCACCGGACCCAGATGACTATTAAACGATTAACTACAACGATACCTCCGAAATCAGGACCACAACCGCAGGGGGTTGAATATAACTATAATACTGTTAAAACAGTGAAACTGGAGAGAAAATATGGCCGTAGACAAAACGTTACCAAACATAAGCGAACAACCTGAAGAGACAACAGAAGACTTAGCGGTTGAGATGGAAGAGCAACTGCGTGAACAAGCAGACACGGAAGTGACTGAACTTGAAGATGGTGGCGTAGAAATTAATTTTGATCCGAATGCAATGGCACAAGGACAAGCAACAGATTTCAATGCGAATCTAGCAGACTTTGTTGAAGAACAACAACTTGACATGTTAGGCTCACGTTTATTTGAAAATTATTTAGATTACAAAAATTCTAGAAAAGATTGGGAAAGAACTTACACAGAGGGACTTGACTTGTTAGGGTTTAAGTACAACAATCGTACTGAACCATTTTCAGGTGCGTCAGGTGCAACCCACCCTGTTTTAGCAGAAGCAGCGACACAGTTCCAAGCTTTGGCGTACAAAGAATTACTTCCTGCGAACGGACCTGTTCGAACGCAAGTGGTAGGATTACAAACTCCAGAAAAAACACAACAGGCTAATCGTGTAAAAGATTTCATGAATTATCAAATCATGGATCAGATGATGGAGTATGAACCTGACTTTGATCAGATGTTATTCTATTTACCTCTTGCAGGTTCTGCATTTAAAAAAGTTTATTACGATGACATGATGCAAAGAGCGGTATCTAAGTTTGTTCCAGCAGAAGAACTTATTGTACCGTATACTGCAACCAGTTTAGATGATGCCGAAGCAATTATTCACAAAGTAAAAATTTCTGAAAACGAATTAAGAAAACAACAAGTGGCTGGTTTTTATAGAGACATTGATATTAAGCCTGGTCAAAATAATTTAACAGATTTAGAGAAAAAAGAACTCGAACTTGAAGGCACTTCAAAATCAGGAAGAGACGAAGATGTTTTCACATTACTTGAGTGTCATGTTAATTTAGATTTAGAAGGTTTTGAAGACGTTGACACAAACGGTGAACCAACAGGTATTAAGATTCCATACATTGTAACCATGGATGAAGGATCAAGAAAAGTTTTATCTATTCGAAGAAACTATGAAGCAGGAGATCCATTAAAGAAAAAAATTTCTTACTTTGTACATTTTAAATTTTTACCCGGCCTTGGCTTTTATGGTTTTGGTTTAATTCACATGATTGGTGGATTATCTAGAACAGCCACAGCTGCTTTACGACAACTCTTAGATGCTGGAACATTATCAAATTTACCAGCAGGTTTTAAACAAAGAGGTATCCGAATTCGAGATGACGCACAGTCTATTCAACCAGGAGAGTTTAGAGATGTAGACGCTCCAGGTGGGAATATTAGAGATGCGTTTATGACTCTACCATTTAAAGAGCCATCTCAAACTCTTTTAAATTTATTGGGTGTCGTTGTACAAGCAGGTCAGCGTTTTGCATCTATAGCTGACATGCAAGTAGGAGACGGGAATCAAGGCGCTGCAGTGGGAACGACAGTTGCGCTTTTAGAAAGAGGAAGCAGAACCATGTCTGCGATTCACAAAAGAATTTACGCAGCACTCAAAAAAGAATTTAGATTACTATCAAGAGTTTTTAAGCTTTATCTACCCCAGGAATATCCTTACGATGTTGTCGGAGGACAACGTCTCATCAAACAGTCTGACTTTGATGACAGGGTAGATATATTGCCAGTTGCAGATCCAAATATATTCTCTCAGACACAGCGTATCTCCCTTGCGCAAACGGAATTGCAATTGGCAATGTCCAATCCACAAATACATAATTTATATCAAGCGTACCGAAACATGTATGAAGCCATCGGTGTAAAAGACGTTGATCAAATACTAATTCGACCACAACCCCCACAACCAATGGACCCTGCATTAGAGCATATCAATGCTCTTGCAGGGCGACCATTCCAAGCGTTTCCAGGGCAAGATCACAGATCACATATTCAAGCGCACTTGTCTTTCATGGCAACAAACATGGCAAGAAATAATCCACCGGTGATGGCGGCGTTAGAAAAAAATATTTTTGAACACATCAGTTTAATGGCTCAAGAACAAGTTGAACTTGAGTTTGCACAAGAATTAAGAACAGTTGCAGCGATGCAGCAAAATCCACAAATGCAAATGCAGGCAAGAATGATGTCACAAAAAATTGAAGCAAGAAAAGCACAACTGATCGCTGAGTCTATGGAAGAATTTTTAAGTGAAGAGAAGAAAATTACTTCACAATTTGATAATGACCCTATTGCAAAACTAAGATCTAGAGAATTAGACCTTAGAGCGATGGAAAATGAAAGAAAAGAACGTGAAGGAAGTGAGAGAATTGACCTTGATAAGATGAGAGCGATGATGAATCAAGAAAATCAAGACGAAAAATTAAAACAAAACGAGGAATTAGCAAAATTAAGAGCTGATACATCGATTGAAAAGACTATTTTGTCTAAAACATTGCCAAAAGCAGAGGATATGATGGGTAATATTGCTGTTATTAGAGGTGACAATGACTCAAACTAAAAAACAAGACCGAAAAATTGCAAAAGTCATGAGAGAATTTAAAAAAAAGAAGCTTTCTATTGGAAAATCTGATAAAAAAGTTAAAAATAGAAAACAAGCGATCGCTATTGCTTTGCGAGAAGCAGGCGTGAAACAAAAAAGGAGCAAAAATGGAAAAAGAAAATAAGATTAAAGAAGCAAAAGTTGGTGAACAAGAGATTCACATCGATCCGCGTTCAAAAACAACTTATAATGCCGCTTATAATCAAATTGGTACTGGTGGACCTGAGCTAGAAGTTCAAGGACAAGGCGCAGTGCTTCCAGAAAAAAGAAGAAAATCAAAAGCGTTTTAATTATGTGGTTACAGGCAGCTAAATTAGCTTTTCAAGCTGGTTCACACATTTTCAAAAAACGTCAAGAGACTAAAATGCTTATGGCGGACGCACAAATGCGTCATGCAGAAAAGATGGCTCGAGGTGAAGCTGATTATCAAGGTCAATTGTTAGAAGCTAGACAATCAGACTGGAAAGACGAGGCAGTCCTTATAATTTTAAGTTTGCCCGTAGCGATTTTAGCCTGGGCAGTTGTATCGGATGACCCAACTGCGATGGATAAAGTAAAATTGTTTTTCAAAATGTTTTCTGAACTCCCTAGTTGGTTCACGAATTTATGGATACTTGTAGTGGCAAGTATATATGGTATAAAGGGTACACAAATATTCCGAAATGGAGGGAAAAAATAATGGTAAACAGACTACACAATAAACAGGTATCACCTAAAGGTGATAAAGTGGGAAGACGTGTTAAAAAAATGGGCGGCGGTAAAGCTAGTAACTTTGGCATGTTATCTGTAAAAGCTGGCATAGACAAAAACCCTAAGCCAACACAAGCAGATAGAATTGCTGGCGCTAAAATGAAAAATAAAAATGCTTAAAAAAATTAAAAATAAAATTTGCGAAATCTTTTGTAAACTGCTTGGTATTACACCATGTGTTTGTGATCACGATTGTGAGTGCAAAGATAAAGCGAGTAAAGAATAATGGCTAAACTATGTCCTGAAGGTAAGGCTGCAGCGAAAAGAAAGTTTAAGGTATATCCCTCAGCATACGCGAATATTTGGGCTTCTAAATATTGCAAAGGTAAAGTTGGTAGAACTAAAAAAGGTAGCGGTGGATCTGTCAAAAGTAAAATTGCTACGGGCTGTGGTAAAGTCATGGCGGGAAAAAGAAAAAAAACTAAATACGTATAATGAGTGGTCTAAAAAAATGGTTGGACGAGAAATGGGTGGATATTGGTGCACCGAAAAAGAACGGAAAGTATCAACCATGCGGCAGACAAAAGGGAAGCAAAAGAAAATATCCAAAGTGTGTCCCACTTGCAAAAGCACGTTCAATGAGTGCTGGACAGAAGGCTTCGGCTGTAAAACGAAAACGTGCCGCGTCGAACACTGGCCCTAAACCTACAAACGTTGCAACATTTACAAAAAGAACAAAAAAAGCAAATGGTGGACCAGGAGGAACAACAACTCCATACTTTGGCAGATCAATCAAAGGAAGTTATGGTGGTGTAGAGTTATCAAATCCATCTTATAGAAAATATTATAAAGGATTAATTTAATGGAAGATTTTTCAAAATATAATCAAGCCTGGATTAAGAGGGCTCTAAATCCTGAGACACCTACAAAAGATGCAATGGAAACTATCAAAAGTGCTAATGCTGAATTAGATGGTATGCATATAGTTTTTCCAACTATAAGAATGATGGGTGGTAAATTGATACAGTTAGATAATGATACAGCTCTTGAAATAGCAAAACAAAAAAAGGATTATGTAACTTTCGATTCGGCTGATGAAGCATTAAATTTTTCAAAATCTTTATCCAAAGCAATAGGTTCGGCAAGGCAAAATAACAAGAGGTTAAAATAATGACAAGAAGAAGAGATAAGATGCCAGCAAGAAACAAGAAGAACTTTAGGCCTACAAAGGCTGGAGCAGGCATGACACGAGCCGGTGTCGCTGCCTATAGAAGAGCAAATCCCGGTTCAAAACTACAAACAGCGGTCACAGGCAAGGTCAAACCTGGATCAAAAGCTGCGAAGAGACGTAAGTCCTTCTGCGCAAGAAGCGCCGGCCAAATGAAAAAATTTCCGAAAGCAGCAAAAGATCCTAATTCTAGACTACGCCAGGCTAGAAAAAGGTGGAAATGCTAACATTTGAAGATCTAGTAAAAAAAATCAGAAAAGAATTAAGAGACAACTACCAGGCGGTAGGTGACTCAATGATTGCAGGTAGTGCAAAAGATTACCATCAGTATAAATATCTGTTGGGTCAAGCACATGCTTATCAATCTATGGATCAAGCGTTAACAGATATACTTAACGAAAACGAAAAAAAGGAGAAACAAGATGAGCGAAAAGCTGATAACATCATCGAATTCGGAAGAAGTTCCGAAGACTAAATTGGCGTTAGAAGAAAAATATAATAAGCTGGATGAAGATAAAGATGCAGCTTATGAGAGATTAAAAACTAAAGAAGGAGATAAACTTCCTAAGCCTACAGGTTGGAGAATGATTGTATTACCATTCAAGATGCCTGAGAAATCAAAAGGTGTTTTATACTTTGGACAAGAAACTTTAGAGAGACAACAAGTGGGAGCAACGTGCGGACTCGTTCTTGCACAAGGACCACATTGTTATGATAAAGAAAAATTTCCTGAAGGACCATGGTGCAAAACAGGTGACTGGGTGATCTTTGCACGTTACGCAGGTTCTAGGATACAAATCGATGGAGGCGAGGTAAGAATATTAAATGATGATGAAGTGCTCGCAACGATCGCAAACCCAGAAGATATACTTCATCAATATTAACATAGGAGGAAA